CCTTTTCACAGTTTAAAACGATATGGTTCGCTTATGAACCAACATCACCAAGCTAAAGATGAAAAGTGGGGAGAAGCATTACTTCTTAAAGCTAAATCTTTAACAAAAGCAGGAGTTAAATGAGTATAAAAATTAATGATTATGCAGAATTTGTAGATGAAACTACAAGTGATGAGTCTAAACATCACATGGCTTTAATAGGTCGTTTAGATGATTTAAAAAATATAGCTAACATACCAAGACTATTGACATCATCAGTAGGAATGTTAGCTGAAAGTGGAGAGTTTGCTGAGATAAGTAAGAAAATTATCTTTCAAGGCAAAGAATTTAGTGAGGAAGAACGCTTCCACATGAAAAGAGAGCTAGGAGATATTCTCTGGTATTGGGTACAAGGTTGTAAAGCACTAGGCTTTGAGCCAGAAGATGTAATGCAAGAGAATATCAACAAGCTAGAAAAGCGTTATCCAAACGGCTTCGATGTTCACAGAAGCGAGAACAGAGAGGAGGGCGATATATGACAGAGTTCAGAAGTGCAGTACTAAAACAAAAATTAATTTTAGAAGCTGAAGAATGGGCTAGAGGAGTAGTACAAGTTCATATATTTAACACAGATAATACACAAGTAGGATATGATTACCCAAATCCTATGAGGTGTGGCTATGTTACTGATACTACCTATAATGATGGAACAATCGTTAGAGAGATACATGGCACTGGTGCTAAAATGCTTTTTGGTGAAAGACTAAAAGGAGAAGCATTGTTAGCTAAGTATTTAAGGAGTTAGTATGGCAGATAAAGATAATATATTAAAGTTTCCTGATATACTAAATAAGGAACGAATTGGTACTAAGTGGAGAGTAAAAGAAATTGACGCATTACAGAAGTATTTAAGAGAATGTGATGAAGATATGACTACTCTATTAGACCAATTAGACATTATTAATAAAGAATTGTTAGTATTAAATAAAGAATACGAAACAATACTAGGAAGAATAAAGGAGTTGCATGAAATCGACAACGAAAATTAACCCAATAGCTTTTGAAGTCTGGGATAGCGTTAAAGAATACCAGCAAGGCGGATTTACCTATCTACAAGCAATAGCTAGAACAGCAGACGACATGAGAATGACACAAGCTGAAGTATCAGACTTACAAAAACTATATCAACGAGAACTAAAAAACCAAGAAAACTCAAAAGAGTTAGGAGTGATAGCATGACTGTGAACTACACAGAAGAACAAGTAGACCTTATGAAAGAAAAATATAAGGAAAGTCCTACAAGGCAAACAGTAGAAGAACTAGCTGAACAATTAAATAAAAGTGTAAAATCTGTAATTGGAAAGCTATCGAGGGAAGGAGTTTATCAAAAGTCGGAGTACAAAACTAAGACTGGAGAGAGTCCAATAACTAAAAGAGAGCTAGTAGATAATGTAGCAATTGCCTTAGGCATAAGCTATCAAGATATTGCTGGACTTGAGAAGTCTCCCAAAGCTGATTTAAAAGTATTGGCTGCAACAGTTAAGGAGAACCAATGAGTGCATGGACTAAAAGAGTAGCAAAAGTGCTACCAAACAATATGAAACTAATGGAAATAGTAGGAGAACGAGGACATTATTTTAGAGTAGTAGGTGAGCCAAAGCCACTAGTAACATTGAATGGAAAGGTGGGAATAACACTAGAAGATGAAGATGGATTTAGGTTTACTACAGAAAGTAAAAATGTGAGAATTGTTCAAGACTCATTCTATGCCAAGTAAAAAGAAAACTCTGTAGCGGGGTTTGCAACGAACTCGCTGTATCTAAGGAGATATCGCTACGGGGTTTAAAAATCCCTAATAATATAACTAGAGAATAATCTGGAGACTAAGCTATAAATTTCTAGAAACTTATATACAGTCCTTAAATAAAAATATCGGAAAATCAGAGAAAATTTGGACGAATTTGTAGTAAATTGTGGAAATATGGATTGTGTAATGCAACTTTGATTGGTTTTTATTAGTAACAGTTAGTTAACTTAAGTTGCATCGTTGTCTTCCTTGCTACTAACGACAACTTCGAAGGTAAGCTCTTTCGCTTGCGCTACAGAGCTCTTCTTCACACGAAGTGTCATTAAGCAAGGTCATCAAGAGAGATGATGAATTGTAGATTGTTGTGATTAACTGTTATTTTAATATAAATATTATACCATGACTTTATCAAAAACGCAAGAAATTTTTTTCTCAGGTCATGGAACGCTGAGTTCCGATACCTTAGTTAAATGATAAAATATTTTATTTTTGCTTATGTGAGATGTTTAGTGAAATTAAGGAATAAGTCTGTCCTTCCTCTTTGCCTCTAAAGCTAGTGATTTTATCCTGCTTAATTCCTTTTGATTGCGTCTACGCGCAGCGTTTTTCAACCTTTGCCTCTTGGCACTCGGCTTTTCATAACTCTGACGCTTACGAACTTCGAGAACAATTCCAGCGTTATCACATTTTCTTTTGAATATGCGTAAAGCTTTTTGAGTTGGCATATTTTTACAATCAATCGATGGCATTGTCTCTCCTAGTGTGAAAAGTCCACCCTCTTTTTCTTAAGTAGTGGACTTGTGATTGAATTGACTGTAATGAACGCCCAGGAAATAATAGCAACAACTGTTTTGTTTCAACAGCGTTGTAATACTTTTTGAGTTTGTGCTTTTCTAGCGTTGTCCATTGTTTAGTCATAGAATGTATTATACTAAAATCTTAACCAAATGTCAAGAAGTATTTTTGAGATGTCAAAAAATAGTTGTTGACCTCGCCCTTTTATTTTGGTATAATATATTTATGAATGAAATAGACTATGCATATTTAGCATGGCTAGCACTTGCAATTTGGGGCGCTTATAAAGTAGGCAAACGAGAAGGCATTTCGGCTACGCTAGATTACATGAAAGAGAAGAAACAAATCGATTTTGACGAGTAAACTAAAAAATAGTTCTTGACTTTTTGGTATGTTTTTGATATAATATAAGTATCGGGAGTATTATAGTAATACCTCGATATTTGGTGTATCTACCGATTAGGAGATACAAAGTGTTTAACAAATCGTGAACATTTGGAGGAATAATTATGACGATTGATTTTAGCAAAATTTGGCTAGGTATGGAAAACGACTGGTATATGAAGAACTCAGATACCTCCTACCCTAGATATAACATAGTCGAGAATACAGTAGCAGGCAGTTTTCGTTTAGAGATTGCTGTGCCAGGCTGGCAACAAGAAGAACTAGAGTTAGTTCAGGATAAGACTGAATTACTCGTAAGAGGGAAGAAAGAACAAAAACTATCCCGAGAAGAGCAGTTTGTTCATCAGGGATTAAGTCTCAAGTCTTTTGAACGAAAGTTCATTATTAATGCCGACATTCAAGTAGACAATGTCGAATTAGCAAATGGCTTATTGACAATCGCCTTGTCTAGAACTCCAAATTCCACACGAAAGATTTTGGAGATAAATAGTGGAATTAATAGCTAGAACGCTAAGACAGGGTGTAAGAAAATTGTATGATTTTGAAAAACAAGAAGTGGAAAACAACATGCCATTTACATTGATATTATGTATAGTAGCATTTTTACTTTGGGGAACAACTTCAATTTAATACACTATGAAAATTAGTAAACAAGCAGTTGAAAAACTACAACAGCGAATTGCCGCAGCAGATGCCTGCGGCGTTCGCCTATATTTAACTCAATTTGGTTGTAGTGGATATAAGTATGATTTAAAGTTAGAGTATCAACAACCAACTTTAAATGATATTGTATATCAAAAAATACTGTATGTTCACTCAAAGAACTTACCTTTTCTATCTCAAACCAATATGGATTGGGTAGAAGATAAGTTTGGAGAAGAATTTACATTTACAAACCCTCTTGAAACAGCTAGATGTGGTTGTGGCGAGAGTTTTTATATAGGATTAAATAATGATTAAAATTTATGGTAAAGAGGATTGCCCCTTTTGCGATAAAGCTAAACAGTTGTGTAGTAGTAAAGAAATTAACTTTAGTTATTATCAACTCGGTGTAGATTATAGCATAAGTGAACTCATGCAGTTGGCTCCAACTGCTAGAACTATGCCTCAAATATTTAAGCAATACAATGAAGATGACTCAGTAAAACCTGATAATTCTTTATTACACATAGGTGGTTATGCAGAACTCGAAGAATTTATTAAATGATATGAAGAAGCATACACTAGACGGAGTACCATATTACCCTAGAGATGAATTACCTTCAGCAGTAGATGATGCCGCTGATGTCATGTCTAAGTATAAAAAAGCAGAAAGTAAGCATGAAGCTAGAATGAAGAAGTATCGTAAGATATGGAAAGAAAGAGGCTGTATGCATTGGAGAAAAAATGAAGATAAGTAAAGAAGGCATAGCCTTAATTAAAAAGTTTGAAGGAATAGAGTTAGAAGCCTATCAAGACTCAGTTGGAGTATGGACTATTGGATATGGACATACAAAGGGAGTTAAAGAAGGAGATAACATATCCTTAAAGAAAGCAGAACAAATGCTTGAAGAAGAACTTGTAGAATATGAAGGATATATTAATAATATGGTAGAACTAGGACTGGAACAAAATCAGTTTGATGCAATGGTTGCATGGGTATATAACCTCGGACCAACCAATCTTGGTCAGTCTACCTTATTAAAAGTATTAAATCAAGGATTATTTAATGAAGTTCCTTATGAGATAAAAAGATGGAATAAGGCAGGTGGAGAAGTCTTAAATGGACTTGTTCGTAGACGAGAAGCAGAAGCCTTATTATTTGAAGGAAAAGCTTGGGAAGATGTATAAGTTAAAACTGAACTCAGAATTACTTATGAAAGCAGCCGCTCATGCTAATGAAAGAGGTATGACTTTAGAAGAATATCTCGAAGAATTTACACAAATGCTTGGGCAAAAAATCAGAGAAGAAAATGCTGATATACAAGCAGATTTAATTTTAACAAAACAGAAGATAAATGAAACACATAAAAAGCCTTAGAGATATACTTATTATTTTAGGAATAGCATATCTCTTGATTACAGCGTATGAATTTTATCAATTTATGCAACTATGATGTATGACATGAATTTAATAATAATAATGGAAGTAACCCTTGCGGTTATCGGTATATTAGCATTTATTAGCTTATGTACCTTATTTACAGTACTCGGACTGTCGGGCAGGTTCCACTTTGAAAAGAAAAAAGAGGAGAAAGGCGATGGCGGCTGGTAGTGTTCTTTATTTGGTTAAATGTATTAATAATAGTTGGACTTATAGTATTTAAACTCTATATGAACTATAGAATAGAAAGAAACATGAAAAGATACTTGAGGTATCTAAAACACAAACGAAAACAAAGAGAAAGTATATGAAGACATTTTTACTTATAGTCATTCTTGTAGTAAGTAAATTAGCCTTAAAAGCTATAAATCCTTATTGGAACAGAGCTTTAGATGATAAAATAAAAGAATATGCCAAACCTATTGTAGATTATTTAGACTATTGTAGGATTTGGTGGTAATGAGCGACAGTATAAATCCTGACCATTATAAGTCAGGCGACATAGAATGTATTGATGCAATAAAAGCATCACTAAATAAACAACAGTTTAAAGGATATTTAAAAGCAAGTATA